CGTGATTAGCGAGTAGAAGTGGTAGAAGAATGCCCATAAGATGAACGATGTGTTTATATTAACACATTCATAGTATATAGTCAAGCTCTTTTGTATTTTATGTTACAGAAAACCCTACAGGTCAAATTTTTGGCGGGATTTTTTTTGCCCTATTTTTGAAACTACTTACGCTTTTTCTTTTTGGGTGCTGTTGTACTATTGTATCCCCATAGTGCAGGTTTGATTGTACCCTTACCGTAGTCAATAATTTTTACACCCATCTTGAACTTATCATAATACATATCAAATAATTTAACTCTTGTGCCCCTTGTTAAATCACGATGAACTGTACCATCAATTTCATATGTTACAATCCAAGCATCTGATGGTGCTTCAGTGGTCATTACTTCATCCAATGAACCATTTTCAATTAAAATTTCTGTACCATATGTCTCCTTAAGAGACTCTTTCTCTGTTGGAGTCCAATAGGTTTCTTTCTTTTCTGACTTTTCAGTTTGTGATAACTGACCTAGTGGTTTAGTCATGAACGACCTCCCCAAGTGATTTGTGGATATGCTGCTGATACAACTTCCTTAGTAATTTTATACTTGTCAGTTAACTTTTTATCTTTGACAAGAATAAGTATCTCTGCCTCTAATGGATGTAATCCCTCAAGGATATTAATAAACATTGTCTCTCTACGAAGACTATTTAAACCATTGTTACCACCTTTCAAAAAGTTGTAGAACTTTCTATACTCAGCACGAATTGATGCCTTTCCTTGGTCTTGAGACCCTAATGATGCAGAGCCTGACTCTTGCATCATTCCAACAGCATCATTTATCTTATCTGATAAAGAACCTGTAACACTATTATCCTCTCGTGTGTTTCCATAAGGAACTTCACCTTCTGGTAAAAGAGAAATAACTGACTCATCGAAGTTCCATATCAAAACTGCCATTATAGAGTCGTGTGCATATCTTTGAAGAACTTCAATCTTCTTCGCTTTTGTTCTTTGTTTGGAACAAGCATCAAATACCTCATAAACAAATGGATTGTTTGGTAAATTTGGAATTGCTGTCGCCACTGTTTTTGCTTTTACAACTTTTGATTTAGTCGTCGTCTTCTTCGTCGTTGTTGTCATGATTTTCAAATCTGAATGCTACAATTTCATCAGGAACTATATTGCCATTTCTATCATACATCTCTGGGTGAATTTTTTCAACCTCTTGATAATTCATCATGTAATCTCTTGCAACCCATCCTCCTATAACTCCTACAATTAGAAACAATATGAACAGAAATGCTGCGAACACAATGCTTACTGCTAACATAATTCTCCTGAGATTATTTTTTTGGTTTTACATCCACATAAAAGTCTAAATGAATGTTGATGTCCTTGTTAAAAAAAGAAATCATCTTATCTAACAACAGACGAAATGATTTAGGTCTCTTTTTTTTACCTCCTGAGAGTATCAACTCAAAACCACGATCAATGTGGTCGGTTGATTTATTTATGTCTTTATTTTGCGATTCTATTTTCTCGCAAGAACTTGATTGTGTCAACACAACCTCCTAGTTTTTTACCGTCAACCACCACTTGCGGAAAGGTTGATCCTTGACCAAATTCACCATAAAATGAATCACGGTCAAAGTCTTCATTTAAATTATACACTACATAACTCAGTTTTGTCAAGTCCATCACCTGTTTTATCTTGTCGCAATATGGGCAACCGTCCTTTGAGTAAACTGCAAAGTTCATATGTTTGTTAAATAATGATTTATAAATTTAATATTTTCTTATTATATCACAAAAAGATTTGTGTGCTTATGCAGATTAAGACCAAGGTAGTTTTTTGATTGATGTACCACCATTCAAAATATTGATTTTTCTAGTGAGTTTTGTTTTATATTTTGTATCTTCATCCGTCGTCAATGATGCCTCCACCCATGCAATGACATCAGTTTCTTTAAGTGAACTGTAATCTGTGAAATTACTTATACCATCGATATTCAATTCTGTTTCACAATCAATATGTCTTTGTGAATCAGTAACATCATCAACAATTATGTAACTCCAATTTACCTTATGTACAACAGTAGATTTACTATCATATGAGTTTACAACAGTTAATCCTGTAATTGTCTTAGAAAAAGTTTGTGCCATTATCTTATCCAGAAACGAGATCCTACATTTGATGAATTACTATATCTACCAGCAGGAGTGCTACGATCATTAGTAGCGAACATCCATTCTCCACCACCATGAAAATCATCTATCAAATAATGATAATCTGTACCACTCCTTCCTTCATTGTATTCTACCCAAGGTGTGTGATCATTAGCACCCTCTCGCCAATGATATTCTTGTCTATTTGAATGTTCAGCATCAGTATTATCACCATCCGTATAAGTTCTTACTAAAAATTTACCATTACAATCAGCTGTTTTATAGATTGCTTGGTACATATCAAACGAACTTGTTTTATATTCAGCTTTGGGTTTTACTTGACCTAAAAGATATCCACCAGATGTGTTAGTTCGACCATGCATAAAACATACTGTCCAATCTGTATATCTACTATCATCATCTTGATGCCATAATGCATTAATAAATGTTCTTCTTAGAAGTGCTGAGTTATTAGCAGAAGGTTTACTTGAATTGTAATTTTTTACTGAACTTTCATTTTGACCACCAGTTACAAGATCCATCCCAAAAGTGTTGGGATTAGAATCTGCAAAACAAGCACAAAGAACCCATCCACCACCCATCATTGTCATATTTACGTAACACTCTATTGCACTGCCAGTATAACCATTTGGTTTAATATAATAATTACCTGATGACGCTTTCATTTCACGTAATTGCTTACCAGATTTGGCAGGGTTTGCAGATGTTCCTAAATTAGAAGATATAATCTCAGTGTTTTCATTAGCATAATAGGCCATTATGATACCTCAGTTAGATTAAATTTATATTTTTTACCATTGCGATTATTTATTAAGAAGAGATCACTTTCTCCCTCTTGAATCGTGTAGTCACCCCAAGTATTATCGACATCATTTGTTTTACCTTCATTTGATAATTGTAAGTCAGTGGTATATACATTTCTCCAACGCTTTGAGGATGATCCTAAATCTTGTGTATTAGTAATAGCTGGCAAGACATGACCATCTGATTTAATACGCATCCTTTCAGGGATACCTTGTAGTGTATTAACAACTTGACCACTGCTTGTACGGAAAACTAAATCAGATGAACCATCACTTGTACTCATCTTCGTTACATTAATTGCTGCTTGTGAATGGTCATTTGCATCTGTGAACAAAATTCCATTATTATCATTTACTGCTCTTGCCTTATGTGATTTGAGTCGTAATGATATAGAATTTGTAGCAGTAGGAGTACTATCAAGTCTAACTGTACCATCACTGTTTAATCTGAATGATTTTGCAAGAGTATAAGCAGTTCCACCCACAGACATATGGAAGTAATCACTATTACCTCTGTAAGTAAGTTGTCCCTTTGCCATATCAGCAGTGGAAGTTCCATAACCAAAGTAAATATTACAATCACGATAGATACCTGATGTAGTGGTTGAATTGATTGTAAGACCCTGATTACTAGGGCCACTTATAACAAGTTTTCTTGCACCAGTACCTGCATTTCCATGACTATTAGTTCCTATGAGGAAATTACCATCATTATCAAATCTTCCTCTTTCACTACCCCCAGTTTCAAATGAAATTTGATCATTTGAAGGGAATCTTATCTTTGTATCTGTATCACCTGTATGAATGATGCTATCAAGAATATCTGCGGTGCCATTAACGGTTAAATCACCATTGACATACGCACCAGCAAATGTAGATATACCTGCAATTTGTACGTTACCAGTTGCACCATTAAATGTAATACCAATACCACTCGCAGGTCCTAATTCAAGATTACCTGTTGCACCAGCACCATACTTAAATATCGCATTTTGTGTACCACCAACTTGAATACGAAAATCGTGATTCGTGCCTGAACCAGCAAAAGGACTACTACCACCACCGCCACCAGCAATGAATTTTTTACCTGCTGAATCAATTAAATTTAATGCAACTCCAGATGATACATTTGTAACTGTGACCATACCAACAATATTAACATCTTCTAATTCTGTTTGACCGTTTATATCTACTGGACCAGCAAATGTAGAAGCAGCAGATACATTAACAAAATCTAATT